TTTGGAAAATGTTATTCAATCAAGATTTTAATGTATTGGTAATTGCAACTAAACAAGAAGTTGCCAAGAACCTTGTAACGAAGGTTCGTGTAATGAACCAGTACTTACCCTCATGGTTAAAACAAACAACAGTAGAGGATAACAAGTTATCTTTGAGATACTCTAATGGTTCTCAGATAAAAGCAACTTCAGCCGCTGGTGATGCTGGTCGTTCTGAAGCACTATCCTTATTAGTATTTGATGAAGCGGCATTCATTGACAAGATTGAAGATATTTGGGTATCAGCACAATCTACTTTATCAACGGGTGGTAATGCAATTATCCTTTCTACTCCAAATGGTGTAGGAAACTTCTTTCACAAAACTTGGGTAGGTGCAGAAGATGGTACAAATACTTTTAATACAATCAGATTACATTGGAGTGTACACCCTGAACGAAATCAAGATTGGAGAGATGAACAAGAAGTACTATTAGGACCAAAAGGAGCAGCACAAGAGTGTGATTGTGATTTCGTTTCTTCTGGTGATACTGTAATAGACCCACAATTACTTATGTTCTATAAAGAATCCTTTATTCAAGAACCAGTTGAAAAGACTGGGTTCGATGGAAACCTTTGGAAGTGGGAATATCCAAACTATCAGAAGTCTTACATGGTAGTTGCCGATGTTGCTCGTGGTGATTCTGCTGATTTCTCGGCTTGTCATGTTATTGATATAGAAGAATCCTCACAAGTTGCAGAATATAAAGGTAAGTTAGATACCAAAGATTTTGGAAACTTTCTCGTATCTCTTTCTACTGATTATAACAACGCATTACTCGTTATTGAGAACGCAAACATTGGTTGGGCAGTAATTCAACAAGTAATTGATAGAGGATATGGTAATCTTTTCTACATGAGTAAGGATTTAAAGTATGTAGATGTGGAGAATCAATTAAATAACAAATATAATAGAGAAGAGAAAAATATGACAGCAGGTTTCTCTACAACTTCTAAAACAAGACCTCTAATCATATCTAAATTAGAACAATATGTTAGAGAAAAAGATATTACTATTCGTTCACAAAGAACAATAGATGAATTGTTTACATTTATATGGAATGGTAATCGTGCAGAAGCAATGAGAGGATATAATGATGATTTAACAATGTCATTAGCAATTTCATTGTGGGTTAGAGATACTGCACTTAGATTAAGACAAGAAGGAGTTGATTTAACCAAACAAGCATTGGGTGGAATTAGTGCACATCAATTGGATGTTGGTGGAATGGGGTTTGGTGGTAATTCATCACTTGAAGAAAACCCATGGAAAATGAGGGTTGGAGACTCAAATGAAGATTTAACTTGGTTAATTAAATAACTCTATATTTATATATTAGGAGAAAATAATATGATATCACTACAAGAATTACTTAATGAAGAAATACACACAGAAGAATATACTGTGGAAAATTATCATGATATAAAAGAATTTTGTGAGTTTATGAAAGAATACAAAGCTGATATTAACGAAGCTGAGTATCAAGGAAGAAAAGTAAAACTTGGTAAACCAATGCAAGGTGATACTAAGAAATTCAAAGTATATGTTAAAAACCCTAAAGGAAATGTTGTCAAAGTAAACTTCGGACATGGAGGAAGTTCCGCAAAGAAATCAGGAGAAAAAACAATGTCAATTCGAAAGAATAATCCAGATGCAAGAAAAGCATTTAGAGCTAGACATAATTGTGATTCACCAGGTCCAAGACACAAAGCAAGATATTGGTCTTGTAGAAAATGGTAATAAATTAATTAATAAAGGTTATAACATAAATTAGGAAAACATGGCAGATACTTCATTTTTTGGGAGATTAACTAAACTCTTTCGTTCTCAAGCGGTAGTTACTATCGATAAGGACGGAAAAAGAAACGTCTTTGATGGTGATGAAAGACAACAAACTAACTTATCATCACTTAGAGATAGATACACTAAATTACAGAAATCTTTTTTCGAACAAGCAGGTGGTGCACAATCAATGGCATACCAACAAGTTCGTAGAGAGGTATTCAGAGATTACGATGCAATGGATAATGACCCAATATTAGCATCAGCATTAGATATATACGCAGATGAATGTACATTAAAGAACGAATTCGGTGATGTACTACTTATACAATCAGAAAATCAAAAAGTAAAGGGATTATTAGAAAACTTATTCTACGATATCCTTAATGTAGAGTTTAACCTCTGGCCTTGGACAAGAAATTTAGTAAAGTATGGAGATTTCTTTTTAGGTTTGGAAGTTGCTGAAGGTAAGGGTATTGTAAACGCTACTCCTCATTCAGTTTACAACACAGAAAGATTAGAAAGAACAGACCCATCAAATCCAAATTCAGTAAAGTTTAAAATTACTGAGGACCCGAATGGAAAAGAAGAATATGAAAACTTTGAAATTGCTCATTTTAGGTTGTTAGCAGATACTAACTGGTTACCATATGGTAAATCTATGATTGAGAATGGAAGAAGATTGTGGAAACAATTATCTCTAATGGAAGATGCTATGTTAATCCATAGAATCATGAGAGCACCTGAAAAAAGAGTTTTCAAAATTGATATTGGTAATATCCCACCAACAGAAGTGGATAACTATATGCAAAGAATCATCAACAAGATGAAGAAAGTTCCTTTCATCGATAGAAATACTGGTGATTACAACTTAAAGTATAATATGCAAAACCTAACTGAAGATTTTTACTTACCAGTTAGAGGTGGTGATAGTGGAACATCAATTGATAATCTTGCAGGTTTAGAATATGCAACTATTGAAGATATTGATTACTTGAAGAACAAAATGTTTGCAGCATTAAAGATTCCAAGAGCTTATTTAGGATATGAAGAAAATGTAAATGGTAAAGCAACATTAGCAGCTGAAGATGTTAGATTCGCAAGAACAATTGAAAGAATACAAAGAACACTAGTTTCAGAATTATCTAAAATTGCAATCGTACACTTATACTCACAAGGTATTCAAGATTCAGAAATGACTAACTTCAGTTTATCTTTAGTAAACCCATCTACAATTTACGAACAAGAAAAAGTAAACTTGTGGAGTGAGAAAATTAGATTAGCTCAAGATATTCAAGGTTTGAATATGTTATCTAAAGATTGGGTATATGAAAATATATTCAAACTAAGTGGTGGTGAGCAAGATGAACAAAGAGTTGCAATGTTAGATGATTTAAAAGATAGATTCAGATTCCGTTCTATTGAAGATGAGGGTAATGACCCTGCAACTGAAGATGAAGAACCAGATGATATTGAAGAACAATTAGAGAATATCAAACAAGAAATCAAGGATAAAGGTGGTAGACCGAGAGAAGGTGGAACTTATGGAAAAGATAAGCATCCACAAGGTAGAGACCCTTTAGGTGATAAAGAGAGAACAAAAAAACGTTCTCGGACTTCCGAAGAAAAGGCATTACAGACTATCAATGGTATTGCGGCAAAACGTAAGTATTTACATGAAATGAAGGATATGTTGGATGAATCCAATATCCTCGATAATGACTAAAAATAATTAATCTTTTATAAATTTATATTTATAATAGAGTAATTTTATATATTTGTAATTGGAAATTGTAAAAATGAAAAAAATAAGACATTCAAAATTCAAGAATACGGGTTTTCTTTTCGAAATACTAACCCGTCAGATTACACTTGAAGTTTTAAATGGTGGTGAAGAAAAAGCTAAAGAAATTGTTAAAGAATTTTTTAGTGGAAAAACTGAACTTGCCAAGGAACTTCGATTGTTTAATCTATTAATAAACGAAAAATATAATTCAGAATCTAAAGCTGAAAAATTTATTGATGCTATACTAGAAGCACATACAAAAATTAATTACTCAAAATTAAAAAGAGAGAAATATAATCTTGTAAAATCTTTAAAAGAAACTTTTGAGATTAATAACCTATTAGCTTCACCAGTTACCAATTATAAAATACTAGCATCGGTACATAAATTATTCGAAGGAAAGAAAAATGATATTCTTGAAGTAAAAGATGTATTTAATTCTAAACTTACTATCATTGAACATATTTCCAATTCAACTCCTTCTTTAAAGAAAAAAGAAGAAAGACTTGTTGAAGATTATAAAAAACAAGAAAAAGATTTAAGATTACTTACTTATAAAATCTTGTTAGAGACATTCAACAACAAATATACTAATCTAAATAGTTCACAAAAAGGATTATTAAGAGAGTATATTAACAATATTACTAATACATCTAAATTTGGTGAGTATTTTGAGAAAGAACTTATAAGTACAATCACAGAACTACATACGATGTATAAAGGTATGAAAGATAAGATTACAAAAATTAAATTGCGTGAAACAATAAATGTTTTGAAAAAACAAAAAATCGGTAAGAAAATTAACGATTCTCAAGTTTCAGCTTTAATGATGTCTTATGAGTTGATTAAGGAGATAAAGAATATCAATGGAAAACAATCTTAATAACTTTATTGAAGAACTAATTCAAGAAATTGAAAAGGAGTTAGATGAAGCTACCACATCTGGTAATGTAGCTGGATATAATACTCCTGCTGCATTTTCTAATAAAGGTACTAAAGATAAAAAGAGAAAGAAAAAGATTGCAACTCAATTTGGTATGAAGATAGTTGGTAAAATCGATGAAGATGATATCAATGAAGGATTGATATCCCCATCAAGAGGGCATGAATATTTCCAAATTACAAAAGACACTCCAATCAAATATATAAAATCTCAATCAAATCCTTCAAATGCACCTGGTGTTTTACTACACAATAAAGATGGGTACATCAAAGGTAAAAAAGGTGCATATTTAATTGATTATCATGGTGCACTTTTTTATGTTGATATCAAAAATAAATTTGCTTCAAAAGCATATCCAATGAGAGACCAAAATAATTTGAATTACAATTCAAATTTTAAAGAAGTTGATAAAGCACCTCAAATGAGTGATTGGAGAAAGTACCTTAATGAAGATATAAACGAAGCTAAGGTAAAAAGACCAGTAAATCGTTGGTTAGAATTAAAAAACGATGAAACAATGCATCCTCATAAGAAGATGGCAATGGGTTTAAAAGAACTTAAATATCAACTTAGAGAAACTGAAAAGTTTTTTAATTGGTATAATAAAATCAAAACTATGAATGAGTTAGATTCCAATCAGTATTGGAAAAGAACAAATTCACATATTTATAAGATAAAGGAAAGACTTATCAATATAGCTAAAACAATACAGGAAATCGAAAAATGAAAATAACACGAGAACAACTCAAAGGTATAGTTAGAGAAGCTATGATTGAGGAAAACGAATATCAAGAATTTTTTAAGAAAGCTTTAGAAAAAGCTGGAAAATCAATTCCTCAAATGTCTGATGAAGAAAAAAAGGCATTCTTTAACAAAATCGATGCTACTTGGAAAGGTAGAGGAGAGAAAAAAGAACAGGTATCTGAACTAACAGCAGCTCAGAAAAAATTACCACCTGCACTTCAAAAGGCAATAGAGAAAAAAGAAAAAAAATAAATGACTAAGAGAGAATTATATGATATAATCAACGAAGAAATCATTAATGTTAAAAATAATAATATTAATGAAGAAATCACGAATGAAGATGAAAAACTTATTCGTGAATTAATTCGTCAAGAAGTATCAGCAATTTTCTTTGATTTGTTTAAAAAACGTAGAATGTGGGGAGCATAATGAGTAACTTACTAATAGAAACCAGATTATTCGAGGGTAGAGTAGATGAAGATGATAGTGGAAGAACTATCGTTAAAGGTATTTTACAGAGAGCTGGTGCAGAAAATCAGAATGGTAGAATATATCCAATGGAAATTCTACAAAGAGAAGCTAAGAAGTACGAAACACTTATAAAAGAAAGACGTGCTCTTGGTGAATTAGACCATCCAGATTCTTCAGTAATCAACCTGAAGAACGTATCGCACAATGTAAGAGAGATTCATTGGGATGGTGATGATTTAGTTGGTACAGTAGAGATACTCCCAACACCGAGTGGTAACATCTTAAAAGAACTCCTACAAGCAGGAATCCTTTTAGGTATATCATCAAGAGGTATGGGTTCAGTAGAACCTTTAAAGGGTGGTAAAGTACAAGTAGGTGAAGATTTTGAATTGATTGGTTGGGATTTCGTTTCTAACCCATCAACACATGGAGCATTTATGGTACCTGTTAACGAATCAGTTAACAAACAACTTCAGACACAAACAGCAGTTTGTAATGAATGGTGTAAAGCTCAAGATATGATGAGAGAAATTATAACAGAATTAAATTAATAAGTTATGGGATTTAGTATTCAAGATTATATGGCCAAAAATACAATTGACCTTGGGACAGTTAAAAAGGCTGTTGGAAAGGGTGATTTTGCAAGTGGTTATAATGATATTAGAAAAACAAATTATGATGTAAAGTTAACTGAAGATGGTAAACTTGATTTATACACTCATAAAGAAGAAACAAAAGAATATAAATTTAAAAAATAGGAAAGAATTATGCCAATAACTATCGGAGGGGCAACCCCAAAATCAAGTACAGAAAGTGGAAATTCACCATCAACTGGTGGAGCTTCCCCAAAAGAATCAAGTAGTAACTCACCAAGAGCTGGTAACGCTCCAACAATGGGTGGTGTAACTGGTACAACAAAATAAATTAGGATAATACTATGATTAGTTTAAGAAATTTACTTAAGGAAGAATCATTTACTGCAATCAATAAAGATAGTGGTGAAGTTTCTGTATTCAAAACCAAGGATGCAAGGGATTCGGCAATCAAAGCAGGTACTCATGATAAACAAGATAGCAAGTCGGCGAAGGGGGGTGATTCTCCTACCGACAAGAAAGACGTTCCTAAAGTAAACATCTTTAACAAAGATAAAGAAGAACCTAAGAAGGATAGTGGTAGACCAAAAGATTCAACTGGTGGTAGAGCAGGTAATCCTGAAGTAAACAAAGCAGTTCGTAAGAAAGCACAAAGTTTAGGTATTACTCCAAAAAAATTAGGTAAAGAAGAATATGAAAGTAGAATGAGTAAAGCAGCTATTGAAGCTCTAACTGATTCAAACTTTCATTCCGAAGCTAGAAAATTAATTGCAGTTTTAGAAGATAAACCAGAATGGGCGAATGACCCAAGAAAAGACCCTAAGATGCCAGATATCATGTCACCTGAATATGAGGAGTGGCAAAAAACAAGTGTATATTCTTCAGAATTATATGATTCAGCAGAAGGTACTGATGATATTGCACATGAAGCAAGTAATCAAGCTGGTTGGGATGGTGTATCTGCATTAGATGCTATTGCATTTGATTTGAAAATGAATGGTAGTAAAAACTTAGCAGCTAAGATACAAGGAATCATTGATGATACTAATGAATCAACAACATCTATCGCAGATATGATACCAGAATCAGTTGTAATCAACGAAGGAACTCGTTCTCAAGTTGGTGTGATTGGTAGAAATGGTAAGATTGTTTCTGCATACGTTCACTACGATGGATATCCATCTAATATGAAACCAGGTCTTAAAAAACACATGAAGAACGAAAAGGATGTTCTTAAGTTAATTAAGATGGGTGGAGCAAGAGGAATCTTTGATGATAAAGAAATTGAATATTACAAAAGTGGAAAACCAACTAAAGGTGATATGAAAGATTTTGGTGGATATGTAGATGCAGCAGATAGAAATGGTATGGCAGAATATGTTTACCTTTATAATATTAAAGATAAGAAATGGTACTTCGCTGATGTATATGGTGATAAAAAATTAAAAAAATTATTCTAACATGAAATTAAAAAACTTAATACCAGAAGGATTTGTAGTAATGTACAAATTAAAGAAAGACCTAAGAAATATGAGTATAGGTCCTGCTTCTGCATGGTATAAAGATGTTAGAGATGCTGAAAAGTTTTTAAAATCTGTTGAGAAGGATGGTGGTAAAGGAATGGTTGTAAAAGATAAAGCACCAAAATCAAAAATAGATAGAGGAATATAATAAGGAGAACAAAATGAAATTAACCCAACTACTTAAAGAAAACGAACAAAGACCTCTTTCTAATGAAGTAAAAAAACACTTCTTAGAAATTGTTTCTACTTACAACAAATACCAAGAATCTATGGATAGAAAATCAGATATCGTAAAGGTAGCTGAAACACTTGGTGGTATAACAGAAGCAGCTAGAACACTTGCTATCAGAGAAGGTGATGATTGGTTCGATAAACACACAGTTAAAAGAAACATGAGTGAATTGGATAAGTTGGGTAAACAATTCGATAAAGTTGCTCTTGAGGCTCGTGCACTTGACCAAAGAATGGGTGGATTGTATGAAGATATGGGACACATCCTTTCAAGATACTATAAGTTTGGTGAAATTACTGAAGATGAAATGAAAAACAGATTAGGTATTAACGAAGCAAAAAAGTTTACTGTAAAAAAACTTGGTGATGATTACTATCCATATGGTTTGTATTATGACAAACTTGGTTTGGTTTCTGGTTTGCGTTCCAATTCTAAAAAAGAGGTAGAAAATGCAATAAAATCAATCCAAAAAATAAATCCAAGAATTAGTGAAATAACTAAAAACGAAGAAACAATCGTAGAACAACCAGTAATGGTTTCTAAAAGAACAGAAAGTGGTAACATAGTAACTACTTTAAAAGAAGTTTCTGATTTAAATGAAGAAGAAGTAAAACTTTACGAATTCGGACAAAAGGTTGAAACTCTAATGGAGAAAAATTGTCCTACTGATGCTGGTAAATGGTCTGCATCTAAAGCAGCAGCAAAAAAGAAATTTGATGTTTATCCTTCTGCCTACGCTAATGGTTGGGCAGCTAAGAACTACAAGGGTAAAGGTGGAACTTGGAAAAAGTGTTAGGAGAAAATATGGAATTCGTATCATTTATAGACACTCGTAAAGGTAAGAAATTACTTAAAGTATTTAAATCACAAAGAGCAGCAAATATGTTCTTAAAAAAGAATATGGATAATATTCTATCTAAGAGTGGTGTTGATTCTATTGGCTCCATGTCTAAAAAAGAATGGGATACTAAAGAAGCAAAATACGCTATTGAAGGATTCAAATCAGATGCTCAAAGAAAAGCAGCATTCGCAAATGGATACGAAGAAAAAGATAAGAAGAACGAATCAGTAAACGAAGCAGCAATAACTTATGGTATTGAATATAAATCATCTAAAAATGATAGAAAATTCAAAAAAGCATCTTTAACAAAAACAACACATAATCCTAAAATAGATAAAATGATGATAAAGGCTATTTCCAAAGATGCCAAATCATTAGCAAAACAAGATGGGTGGGTTGATTATAGGATAACCAAAGATGGTGTACCTGTAAAAGAATCAGTAAACGAAGGAATATCTGTATCTGATGAAAGACACTTTGGTAAAAAAGGTATAATCATTATGATTGATGATAATGGTAAGAAAGTAGCTGCAATATTCAAAGATAAAAAGAATGCTGATAAGTTCAATAGAAATAAATCATCAGATATCCAAAAACTTTTACAACTAGCAAAGAAAACTAAATATCCAAAAGCAATTGATGAATCATTAAACGAAGCTGGTAAGTTAGCAATGGGTATTGCAGCACTAACTGGTACTCGTGGTTCAGCAGTACAAGATTTTATTGATAAGAATAGAATAAACGATAAGAAATTATTCAAAGCTCTTAAGAAAGCAAACCTACAAGGTAGAATCAACTTCGCATCGGCATTGGCTGGTAGACCAGGTAATCCAAATGAAAAACTTACAATCAAACTTTTTGGTGAAAGTAAAAAAGAAGTGATTGCTTTTAGAAAGAAAGCAAAATCTGAAACTGCATTCTACGATATACTTGATAAGATTGAAAGAAAGTATGGTAGAGGGGTATTTGAAAAATGGTTAGATAAATCTCTTAAAGATTTGAAATTAAACCCCAAGAAATACAAAACTCCAGCTGATAAACAAGAAGCACTATATCAAGCAAAACTCTAATATGAAACTCCAAGATATCATAGACGAGATATTCGAAGAAACCACAAATGAAGATTTGAGAAATTGGTTCAAGAAAAAGTGGGTGAATATTGGTAAGAAGGATAAGAGTGGTAAACATCCCCCATGTTGTACAAGTGGTAAAAAGAAAGGATATGCTAAATGTGTTCCTGCAGCTAAAGCTAAAACCATGAGTAAGAAAGAAAAAGAATCTGCAACTCGTAGAAAAAGAGCAGCACAAAACAAATCCAATCGTGGAGGTTCTCAATCAGCAGGACAAGGTAAAAAACCTATAAACGTTTCTACTCACACTAAAAGAAGTGGTAAAAAGAGTGGAACTGGTAAAGGTTCTTAATATACAATCTATTAAATTAAAATAACTTGATAATAATTTCTTCATTAGATAACTATGCAATATCTAAAATAAATACTTTTGTATATTCCTTAAATAAAAGTGGATTTACTGGTAAAAAGTATATGATAGTATATGAGTGTTCTAACGATGTAAAATCATTTTTATCAGAGAAAGGTTGGGAGGTTATAGAAAGAGAATCTGAAGGAGAATATATTGTATCTAAAAGATTTCATCATTTTTACCAATTAATTGAAGATTTAAATACAAATGAGCAGGTATTAATTTGTGATTGTAGAGATGTTTACTTTCATAAAAATCCCGAACTGATAAACCC